ATGGCGTCACTCCGAGAAGGTGGGCTTCGTCTTGGTCACGGAGGTGGCCGTGACGCTGTACATGGCGGGGTACTGGATGTCCGCGGAGCCGCGGAACACCATGTCCTCGAAGGTGAGGTCCTTGTCGGCCTCGCCGGATACGGAGCCGTCCATCGTGCCGACGAGGTCGTACGCGTCGACGTCGCTGGTGATGGTCGAGTCCCAGTCGGTGCCGACGAACCCGCGCTCCTCGCAGATGTCCGGCATCGTGGCGTAGGTCGCGGACCCGACGTCGGTCAGGTACACGTCGAACGAGCACGTCACCGGCTGCTCGTCGCCCTTGCGCGCCGTGTACAGGTTGCCGACGTTGCGGATCTGCACCACGTCGTACATGCCGGCCTGGTACTTGAAGTTCCCTGGCTGGATGGGCGGCGTGTAGCTGTGCGCCGCGGCCTGGTCCTGGATGACGAACGCGAAGTCCCGCTTCGTCTTCGGGGTGGTGGATTCCGCCATGGTCAGCGCCCTCCGAACTGGGTCTCGAGCTGGTTCACGATCTCGCGGTCGGCGTCGGCGATGACGCCGTCCGCCCCGCTGGTGTCGATGGCCACGAACTCCGCGTAGGGCGCGGTAGCCTCGACGCTGAGCTCGGTGCCGCCTCCGAGGATGCGCCACGAGTCGCGGAGGCGGCCGGACTGCACGGGAGTGCCGTCGACGAGGGCGTCGAGCAGGTCACCCGCCGCGCGCTCGAGCACGGACGCCACGGTCTCGCGGACGCGGACGTTGCCCAGGCTGGACGATGGCGGCGTGTCCCAGCTCATGCGGCCGGCCCTGCGCGCTCGATGCGCTCCACGGCGAAGAACAGGCGCAGCGCGTACCAGCGGCGGTCGGGGAGGTGCGCACGCTCGGTCGCCACGAACGACGGGCGGAACTGCTGGGTCAGACCCAGGACCGCGGCGCGGATCGTCTCCTCGTGCGACGTGGCGAGGTTGCGGAGCGCGCGCTGGCCGGTCACCCGGGACACGTCGAGGCGCAGCTCGACGACCACGCTGTCGCGCATCCACAGGTGCTCGCGGCCGTCGGTGCGCTCGGTGTCCTCGGACCGCGGGGAGCTCACCACGACCCCGAGGTGGTTCCACTGGTCCGGACGATCGACGAGGCCGTACGCGGTGGCGTCGCTGGCGTTGCCGACGGCCTCGTGCACCGTCGACAGGTCGATCGCCACGAGCGCCGCCTCGATGAGCTCGAGGGCCTCGGACAGCCGGGTCTCCGGGAACAGGAAGCTCATGCGACCCGCCGACGGCGCGGGCCCGCGCTGAGCACGATGCCGGAGGCCTCGGCCGACTCCATCGCGGAGGAGGCCTGGCCGGACTCGCTCTCGTCGAAGCGGAACGACACGCTGCCCATCTCGCGCTCGTAGGCGGCGAGGTACTCCCGCGCGAGGCGCAGGTAGTCGGAGGTGCCCGACGTGCGCATCGCGGCGTCGTTGGCCCACGTGTGCAGCGCGAGGAATTTCTCCGCGTCGTGGAGCGCCCAGGCGTCGACGATGAGCCAGGGCCGGCGACCCTGCTTCAGGAGGTCGCGCTGGATCTTCTCGTTCGCCTGGCGGCGGAACTTCTCGGCGGTCGTCTCGCCGGGCGGCAGCAGCTGGAGGAGCTCGGGGTGGCGCTCCTGCAGGTGGGTGTCGTTGACGGTGCTGTAGTACGCGTGGCGCACCAGGAACCCGCCGTGGGTGAACTGCCCGAGCGGGGTGGTCCAGATCTCCTGGTACTCGTCCGACGGCGCCAGGTCCTGCGTCGCCGTCGCGAGCAGGGTGTACGACGGCGGGGCGCCGGGCGTGATGGCGAGCTCGTCGACCAGTACCTGCGACCCGAGGCGGACCGTGATGGTGCCGGACGCCACCGTCTGCAGCACCCCCGCCTCCGAGTACAGCGGCAGCGTCAGCGCGAGCGCGCGGCCGATCTGCGGCGTCCGGGGAGTGGGGATGGCGACGGCGTACGACACGGATCAGGCCCCCGCGTCGAAGCTGACGCGCACGACCGCGCCGGGCTCGCCGACGCGCCACAGCACGGCGATGGTGGGCAGCGGAACCGGCGTCGACGGGTTGGCCTGGCACCACCGCTCGATCTTCTCCCAGAGCTTCCGGGCCAGATCGACGGCGTCGCCGGGAGCTACGCCATGGACTCCCGTCCGGGAGATGCCGCAGACCTGCAGGAGGTCGGCCGGCACGTCGAGCACCGCCACCGCAGAGGCGGGGGCAGGCGCGGGCGTCGGGGCGGGCTTGTCGGTCTTCTTCCGTGCCATCGCGTCTCCCTTTAGCGGCCGCAGATGACGTCGACGAAATCGACGGTCACGCGGTGGTCGAAGTTGGCGGCGGCGGCCTTCTGGACGGTGATGTACGGCTGCACGTTGCCAGTGGCGGCGGCCATCGACAGGATGAGGACGCACACCTCGTTCACGTAGAACTTCACGGCCGACAGGTTCGACGCGTCGATCTTGAGGTCGACGAAGGTGTTGTCCACCCAGTCGACGCCGGTGTCGTTGTCGTCGTCGTCGGTCGTACCGTCGTCGGTCTCGGCGTAGATGTTGTGGTTCGCGCCGGTGAGCAGGAACCACGCGTTCGTCGCGACGCTGTCGAGCGTGGCGTTGTGCGCGCTGGCGAAGCCGAAGACGATCTTGTCCGTCGCCGCGAGCTGCCCACCCGCCCCGGTCACGTCGGGCTCGATCTTCACGCGAGCCAGGAAGATCGGGTTCTTCGTGATGTCGACCATCAGCTGGTCGAGGTGGTACAGGCCGATGGTCTCGACCTCGTTCGTGGTCGCGAGCTTGAGCTGGTACTGCCCGCCGTCGGCGTTCGCGACGAAGTCGAGCGTCGGCGTCCCGGCCGCGGAGGCGTCGTGCGTGGCCCACGGGAGCTCGAGCGCGGCACCGGCGGCACGGTCGAAGTCGTTGAAGCAGCGGTACCCCGCCATCGGGCCCAGGACGATGGGGGCCCAGCGAGGCGTGCCCTCCGGGGCCTCCACGCGCACCGAGGGGACGTGGGTACCGGAGAGGTGCAGGGTGCCCGGGGTGGCCGGGAACTCCGCGAGTCCGGTTCCGTGCTGGATCGTTCCGGCCATAGTGTCAGCTCCTGTGCGAGTAGGGGACGGTGTCCCCGTGGATGCGCCGGACCGCGGTGACCGCGATCTGTCGGGCGCGCTCGGGACTGAGCCCGCCCCGGATGTTCTGCGCGGTCATCAGCTCGACGGTGCCGCGGTCGTGCTGGTACTGGCTCTCGGCGAAGTCGCGGGCGACCTGCTCGGCGAGCGCGAGCGCGCCGGGGAACGCGGCCTCCACTTCGGCGGGCGTCGGCGTGCGTGCGGGCTCGACAGGGGTGTCGACCCAGACGAGCTCGCCGTCGCCGAACAGTGGCCGCTTCCAGCCCATCAGCTGCGCTTCCGGCCGGCGCGCCCGCCCGGGTTCGGGAGATCGTCGGCGTCGATCGCCATCGGGTCGTCGCCCAGGACCTCGGCCCCTTCGGCGTCGACCAGGGGCGCGGCCGGGGCGGCGCCGAACTGGCGGTCGAAGGCTGCGGACATCGCCTTCGCGAGGGCGATGTTCTCGGTCCGGCGCTTCTGGAAGGCGTCGTCCTGCAGGCGGCCGTTGTCGCGGAGCTCCGACCACCGGGAGATCTGCTGCTCGAGGCGCACGAGCTGCGTGTCGAGCGCCGTGCGCGGCATCGAGCTCACGATCCCGCACTCGACGATCTTGCGCCGGAACCCGAACATCGCGCCCTTGTCGAGGCGCGGAACGGCGTTGCGGCCGTTGTTCACGAGCACGTACTTCAGCCAGGCGTACGTGTAGAACTTCTTCCCCGTGTCGAGGATGTAGGACGACATGTAGTCGGCGAACTCGCCGAGCCGCGGGTCGTGCTGCTCGATCGGGACGGACCGCTTGCTGCGGATGCCCTGCATGAAGTTCGCCGTGTTCAGGCGGGCGTCCTTGCCGACGCCGACGATGCCGACGCCGTTGGACCCAGCGTTGAACGGGCACTCCGTCACGCAGGCGAGCCACTCACCGCCAGCGGCGATGGACGGGCCCTCCTGCACGAACTCCCAGTCGTGGTGATGCACCGCGATGAAGGGCGGGCGCCCCTCCTCGGGGATGTTGCCGCCGGACGGCAGGCGCGCGCTCGCGTGCACCCGCTCCTGCAGCACCTGTTGCCCACGGATCTCGACCTCGGACATACCCCCTCCCCGCCGGCATCACGCCGGCCCACCAGTTGATCAGGCCGCGAGAGCCAGGATCCGCACCGCGCGCGCGTCCTCGGCCTCGGCCACCGCCGGGTAGTAGTCCCCGTGGATGGTCGTGAGGGCGTTGTCGGCGTCGTACGCGTGCACGATGCGGACGTTGCCGTCCATCACCCGCATGACGTTCGCGGGCAGCGCGTCGGCCACCAGCGGCACCGGGGCCTCGGCGAACTCGAAGGCGCCCTCGGAGATCATGCAGTTCGTGCGGTACGTCGACCCGCCGTCGAGCGGCACGGAGTCCGAGTCCCAGACCTCGTAGCCGTTCCAGGTGCCCTTGTAGCCGGGGCCCTTCGCCTTGATCATCTCGGCGGTGGCGGGCATGAACTGCGCCACGCCGCCCTCGCCGCGGAGCCCCTCGACGAACTTGTTGAGGCAGTGCGGCGCGAGCACGAGCGTGAACGGACCGACGGCCCGGTTGTTGTTCAGCGCGGCCTGCGCGTCGTACGCCGCGTTCACGCTGAACTGCTGCACCGCGCTGCCGACCACGCCGGACACCGAGGTGAACGCGGTGCAGAGCAGGTCGGTGCAGGTGAGGCCCGCGCCCTCGGCGATGATGCTGGCGAGCAGGTCGAGGTTGATGGACCCGTCCGGGGCGACGATGCGCCACAGGTCGGACACCTGCCACTTCATCGTCCGACGCGCGTGGGTGCGCTGGAAGTTGCCCGAGCCGATCGACTGGTTCGAGGCACCGCCGGAGAGCTCCGTCGAGGCCGCCGCGAACACCTGGCCGCGGGTCACCTTCGTGGTCTTCGCCGTCTCGGACCCGGCGCCGGCGCGGAAGGGCACGCGGCGCATCACGCGCCGCAGGTCGGTGGGGTCGTAGAGGTTGGTGTGGACCTCGCCGGACAGGTACGCGGCCAGGCCGGCGTCGGTCTCGAGGTTGCTCCAGCTGATTTCGTTCGCCATCGCGGGCTCCCTGCTGCCTGCTCCACGAGCGGCAGCGAAAAGGTGGGCCCCCTACGGCGGATGACGCTCCGGAGCGGCGACGGGGTGTTGCCTGTAGGTGCGGCTGCGCGCCGCGAACCTGTTCACGCTTTCTTGCGTGGGTTCCCGATCGAGCGGCCGAGGCGGGTCTCGAGCTCCGTGCGCTGCTGCTCGCGGATGGGCGCCCCCTGCTTCGGGTCGTACGACGCCGCCATCGCCTCGTTCGGGTCGATGCCGGCGCGGTGCGGGGCGCTGCCGGCCCCGGCGCCGCGCTCGACGTGGGGCGGGTTCACGGGCCGGGGGCCCGCCTGGCGAACCGGCGCCGCGACGATGCGGCCCAGGATGGGCGACTTCGTCACCGTGTCGGAGACCGCCCACGCACCGGGGGCCAGCGGCGTCGTCCCGGCGGCGACGCTCGCGACGTAGCGGTCGTACTCGCCGCGGAGGTGGTCGTGGACTGCGGGCTCGAGGTCTGGGTACGCGCGCGCGATAGCCGCCACCGCCCGCTCGGCCGCGAGTTGTGCCTCCATCCGGTCGACCTTCTCGCGGTACTCCGCGTCCGCCTTCTCGCGGGCTGCCCGCTCCTGCGCCGCGCGGGCATCGGCGTCCTTCTTCGCGCGCCGGGCCTCGACGAGCTCGTCGCGGGCCGACTTCGGCAACCCCTTCAGGTCGTCGTCCTCCTCCTCGCGACGGGCGACCGGCTGCGCCGCCGGGACCACCGGGGCGGCGGGCGGCGCCTGCGGGGGCGGGGGCGCGACGGGGGCGGCCGGCGCCGGCTGCGCGACCACGGGCGGGACGGCGGGCGGAGGCGTCCCGGCGGCCGGGGGCGGCGGGTCGTTCGCGAAGGCGAGCAGGCTCAACAGGTACCAGAACATGATGGCTCCTTTCCGGGTCAGAGGGCAGCGGTGTCGTCGGTCTCGGCAGCGGCGCGCAGGCGGGCGCCGATCGCCTCCAGCTGGGCCTTGATGTCGGCGGGCACGTCGAGGTCGTCGGCGGCAAGCAGGGCGTCGAGGGCGTCACCCCACGACGGCGCGCCCGCCTCGTCGTCCGTCTCGCCGGCCTTGAAGGCCGCGATGTCCGCCAGCGCCTTCTTCGCCCCGTCGAAGGTGAGCGACGGGTGCAGCCGCATCATCGCGTGGGCCGGGTGCAGGAGCCCCCTGTCGAGCAGGGCGCCGATCTCCTCGACCTCGGCCTTCACCGCCTCGGGCGTGCGGGCGGTGTGCGTGTACATCAGCCGCCAGCCCTCGGGCCGCTCGGGGAGCTTCGTCGTGCCGTACGCGTTCGCCAGCTGCGAGGCGCCGGCGAGGTTGTGGCGGTCGCCCACCGACTGGGGCTTCACCGACTTCGTCTCGACCTTGCGCTTCCCTTCGCGGGAGACCTCGATCGCGAAGCCGGACACCCGCGACAGGCCCGCGTTCGAGATGGACACGTCCGCCGAGGACAGGCCGTGGACGATGGCGCCGGAGGCCTGGAAGTCGCCGATCGCCTCTGCGAACTCCCGCGGGTTCATCGGCGAGGGCCACGCGCCAGCCTCGCCGGTGCCAGGCGCGCCCGTGCTCTTGAGCTTCATCACCATCATCGGGTTGGCCGGCGCGTACGACTTCCCGTCCTGCGAGACGTGCGCGATGTCGCAGTCCTTCATGTAGCGCTGCTGGTACGCCACATCCCGCAAGCCGCCGGTCCAGTACGTCCACAGCACGGACGCCACCAGCGACAGGTCGACGAGCTCGACGCCGTGGAAGGGGTCGAGGAGCTTGCTGGTGATGCGCCGGTGGTACGCGGTCCACGGCCAGATCGGGCGCCCGATGCTCCGCCCGCCCTCGGGCACAGCTTCGCCCTCGGCCACGAACGGGCCCACCTCGCCCTCGGTCGGCGGCTGCGTCCAATACGGGTACATCCCCGGCAGGTTCGCGGTCTCTGGCAGGATCGCGGCGGTCTCGTCGCGCCACACCCCGGCCTGCGACTCGGGGTCCTTGCGCCACACCTCGATCGCGAAGGTCCCGGCCTTGTTCCACCGGTCGCGGCACCACATCATCTCGCCCATCAGGCCGATCGGCCGCTGGCGGTAGAAGTCCACGCGCGCCGGCTGGCTCGGGTCGTTCGGGTCGGGCGACATCTCGACGCAGTCGGGCGCGACCGGCAGGTACCGCACCGCCTTCGCCTCGGGGTCCCACGACCGCAGCACGAGCGCGTCGTTCATCGCGCGCACGTACTCGAGCGTCTCCTGCATGTGGGCCCACAGCAGGTCCAGGCCGAGGGCGTTGGCGTCGCCCTGCGAGATCTCCGAGGCGTCGACGGGCAGCGCCGTCACCTCGCCATCGTACAGAGTGCAGGTCTCCTGTACGAAGTTCTTGAACGTGTTGAATGCCAGCACGCACTTCGGGAGGAACTCGTAGGTCGTCTTGTCGAAGAAGTCGCGCAGACGCTGCTCGGCGTCGCCCTCCCACGTCCCATCGATCAACCTGTGGCGCTGGCCCGACTGCGCCCACGCGGCTTGCGCTGCGGGGCTGGTGGGCTGCGGGCGTCCGTCCGAGTGCATCACCATCACGTCCTCCGGACCTGGACCGACACGAGGTCGTCCGAGGCCAGCATCAGGTCCTGAATCGCGTACCCGACGGCATCCACCGGGTCCTTGTTCTCGTCGCGGGCGTGGCCCTCGTAGTTCTGGAAGGCGCGGATGAGGCGCGGGCACTGGTCCGACACGAACAGCCGCCCCTCGAGCATGGCGTGGTTTAGCGCGACCTCGCGTGCCTCCTTGAAGCCGGAGTCCTTGCGGGGGGTCTCAATGGGGACGGGCGACCACTGCTCGCCGTAGAGCTGCGCCAGGGCCCGCTCCTGCAGCACGTTCAACGTGAGGCCGGCGCCGGCAGGGCCGGAGCTGTTCACGTCGCCGTAGATCTTCCGGATCTTCGACAGCCCCTGGATGCCCTCGCCGAGCCAGGCCGTGCACGCCGCCTTGATGCCGCCGGCGTTGTCGGTAGGGGTCGTGGCCCCGCCGCCGACGTACTCGTGGACGACGTAGTACCGGCGCGCGCGCCCGTTGCCGGTGACCAGGACGAGGTACTGGCACTGCTTGCCGACGCCGGTCCCGTGGTCGATGCCGTACCGGACGTCGGCGATGCGGATGCGCCCGTTCTCGTCCGCCAGCATCCGGCGGATGTCGGCGTTGCTCTTGATCAGCTGGCGCTTCCATCCGCCGAACTTGCGCGTGTCGGACGACGACTCCCACTGCGCCCACAGGCGCCGGCCTTCGTCCTCGGTGCCGTGATACTTCGATGCCTTCCGCTCGAACTCCAGGTCATCGTAGAACGGCACGTTCTCCCGGAGGAACGGCACGACGTACTGCGTGTAGCCAGTGCAGTGCCGGGTGACGCCGTTGTTGGGCGACTCCTCGCCGCCCTCGATCTCGTCGCGGAGCCACTCGGGCGGCGACTTCACCTGGACCGTGAAGTCCACGATGAACTGCCGCGCGCGGCCCTTGTTGGCCATGTAGTGCGCCTTCGGCGGCACCTCGTCGAGAACGATGGCTTCGAGGCGGTGCACGCCTTCGTGGGCGTCGGGCGGGTCCTGGTACGACCGGAGGGAGATCTCCGCCCCGTTGTCGAGGCACGCGGTGTTGTGCCGGTTCCAGCCGGTGCCCGGGCTCCACCGGCTGTCCTTGCGCACGTGGTGCCGCAGGAACGTCCACAGGTACAGGCCGGTCACGTCGCGCACCTGGGCGTTCGTGGGGCCGACCACGCGGTACCGGGTGCCGGGCTTGCGCACCGCCTGCCGCGCGATCTTGTACATCACGCTGAAGCTCTTGCCCGTGCCGTTCGCGGCGCGGACGGCGATGAGCTCGCTCTGGTCTGCCACCATCGCGGCCAGCGGCGGCGAGGGCCGGAAGGTGAGGAGCCGGTCGAGCCCGCAGGTTGGGGGCATCTGTGCGGTCACCCGCCCCCCTGGTCCACTGCGACCGTGCAGGTGCAGGTGCCGTCACGCGCGAGATCGTACAGGGCGCCGCAGCGGTCGGCGCACACGTCGTGCTGGCCCACCCGGCGCCCCAGCGCGAACGCCAGCGACAGGGCAGCCACAGCAAGCCACACCGGCCACCAGCGAGCGTCGACGCCCATCACGGCACGTCCTCGCCGCCGATCGCCAGGAGGCGCGTCTGCAGGCGCAGGGCGCCTACCACGAGCTGATCGACGGAGCCTTCGCCGCGCGCGTACGACGAACTCGTCGCGCGGCCACGATGAGCAGTGACCAACGCGACGCCGATCACGTCGCCGGACTCGGCACGCGCGAGCAGCTCGCGACACAGCTCCACCACCTCGGGCACGGGCCAGGGGCGGGCAGGCTGGCGATCACTGCTGGGTCCGGCGGGCCCGCTTGCGCTCGCGCTTTGCACGGGCGGGCTGCCAGGCGGCGAAGTCGCGGATCGTCAGGGTCTTCCCGAGGGCCGCGCCCGCTCGGGCGTGGGGCGTCGGGATGTCCTCGTGCGCCACCACGTCGATCGACGGCCCCACCAGCGCCTGCACCTGCTCGACCCGGTGCGACGGCACGACCAGGACCTTCCGCGCTCCGTCGCCAGCGGGGGCGCCGTGGTCGACTCCGGTGGCGAGCGTCCGGATTTCCTTCGAGAGCGCCTGGAGTTCCTTCGGCGCGTCGCACTCCTCGACGACCAGCATCTCGACGGCGATGCGCCGCACCGCTTCCGCGCGTCGGGCGGCCGAGCCAGGCCCTCGGGCCATGGCTTCGATGTTGGTCATGGCTCCTCCTCCCACACATGGATCATGTCCACGTCTTCGTACACTTCGAACCCGTCGAACACCAGCACCGTGAGCAGGTCGTCGATGCCAGACTGCAGCCCGTACACCCGCAGTTCACTGCCGTACACCTCGCGCACCACCACGTGGCGGATCGGTGTGGTTCCGAATCGGTGCCGGTACCAGTCTTCGACCACCCCCATCGCCCGTTCGGTCGGGTCGGGTTCGGGCAAGGCTTCGGGGCATCCGGTCACGCACCCAGCGGGGGCGCGGCACACTGGGCAGGTACGGATCACAGTTCCCCCAAGAGCCGATCGAGATCGGCACGCTGGAGATCACGCTCGGC